TGCTACATATATTCTAACATCTGGTTTCCCGATGCCCATTCCAATTGAATGATTTTCTTTTTTAAACCATATAGGTCTACTTGAATCTTGCATCTATCACTCCTTGTAAAAATCTATTCCAAACACCGGCTCTTAAGTCCCAAGAATAATATCTGTTTGTATAATCCATTTGAAATTTTAAATGTTCTTTTAGTTTTGCATCATGTAGTTGATCCGCTGCTGCATCTATAACTGAAGCAAAGGTGTTAGCTAATCTTACAAATTCTTTTTCATAAGGAACATAAACTGCAAACTCTGCACATGTTTCAAACAAAGCACCATAATCAGTTGTAATACAATATAATCCTGCAGCCATAGCTTCTATTGCAGCAATACAAGATGTCTCTTCCCAAATATTTGGATAAGCAAACATATGATAGTTTTTAAGATTATCTTTTATAAATTCATTAGGTTTATAACCAACATAACTTACATTAGGTAAAGAACCTGCTTGTGAATATAAATCTTTAAATTTATCATCGTTTTTAGATTTAAAATCATTTCCATATACTTGTGTTGATGAATATACATCTAAATGAACTAGTTTATTTTTAACAAGTTGCATTGCAGCAAGGAGCACATTTAATCCTCGCCACGGCGTTGATGTATAAATTAACTTTATTGGATCACCTTTATTATAATTTAATTTTCCAGGTTCAATTTTATCTATTGCATTTTTAATAACTAATGATCTATCTGTTGGTATATCAAACATCATTCTAAATTTTTCATAAGACCAATGAGAATTAAATACATACCAATCATATTTTTTATGATTGTTTTTATCCTTAAACCAAGGAGCTAAATTAGGTTGATCGTATGAATTTTGTTGCCAAAGAATGTTTGGTTTAGTTGGATGTAAAGGTATTTTCTCAGGTACTGATGTAGTTATTTGAACTTGATCTAGTAAGTTTTTATCTGCGTATTTCTCAAGTAATTCTACCTGTAATTCTGTTCCGCCCCTGGGGTTCATTTTTGATTCATTACTTTCTCTAATAATTCTAAACCTTTATTTGTTACTTTAACAGTAAGGTTTACTATTAAATCTTCTTCTTTATTTTCTTTTAAAAATTCTTCTTTAGATTTGTAAGTCTTTCCAGTTGTTTTACTTTTAAAACTTTCTTCTGTCTTACATTCTATTTCAACTATGTTATCCATTTTCTCCTGTTCTACTTAACAAAGCATAAGAGATTTGTCCAGAGATGACGTTTGCTGTAGCTGCTTGAAATTGTAAATAATCACCTTCTTCTAATACGAGAGCATTGTGTACTGCATTATCATGAGAATTTGCTGGAACATTTGTGTGATAAAATTTATATGAAGTTGATGTAGAAGCATCATGAAAAAAATAATCTACTTTATGAGCTGAATTATCATCATTAGCTACTGCTATTTCTTTTATAATAGCAACTGTTGAAGTATTAATATTTAATACAGTAGTTAAATTTGTTGTTTTTAAATCGTAACCTTGATTTTTATAATTAATTGCCATTTGGTCCGCTAAATATAAACCAACTAAATGCTTCAAGTTCATCTTTTAGATCTTTTTGAAATCCAAAGTTAAGTTGATCTTTAATTGTGTTAATTGATTCAAGTATTTGTCTTTGATTATCTACGCTATATTCTGCTTCTGGTTCCGGTATATAAGCTGTAATTTTTGCCATTATCTTCTTCCTCCTGCTTCAATATCTAATCTTAGAGTTCCATATCTCCAAGTTTCATTAACTGCATCGTTTTCAATTTTTAAACTCACTTGTCTTCCTCTAACTCTAGTATCTACTTTATCAGTAGATGATGTAATAGTAAAGGGACCAGTAATTAATGGTGGTGTTGTAGAAGGTGTTGATTCACTATTTGCTGGATAATCTCTAAAGAATAAAGTTATTTTTGCATTGCCTTCTAAGCTTTTAAAGTCCGGAATAAATCTTTTAACACGCATAATTAACTGACCATCTCCACCTAAACCTTGTTCTGATATGTCATAATCTCCAGATTTAATATAAGCAGCAATAGCTGTTGTATTACCATTTGCATCTACTTCATTAACACCCGTTTCTTGTGCCCAGTATTTAGTTGAACCATATAGATTACTTACACCATTAATAGTTGGAAATGTTGGTGTACCATTTGTTATATATTGTGTTGCATATGGTAAATCAAAAGTAACAGAGTCTTGATAAGTTGTTCTAGCTAAAGATCCAACTGCCCAAGTATTTTCAACAAAATTATAAACTACATTTCTATCTAATTGAGTTGACCCTGCTTTTGCATAATTCCAACCAACTTCATTATACAAACTATTATGATATGCATAAGTAATTTGACTTGCATCATAGTTAATTCCTAAATTATCTCCAACATCTGTAAATACAAAGTCTTCAACTAAAGATGGTAATTGTTTTACTGTTCCATCAAATGCAAAGAATCCTCCACCAAATCCCATCCAAAATACTGCTCCTTGTGCAAATACCATAGCATGTTGACCAATACATCCACAATTTGTACCCACTTGTCTAATTGAGAATGTAAATGGAGGACCAACAAATTGAATAGTGTATGCTGCCTGATCTGTTAAAACAAAGATGTAATCTTTACCTTGTATAGCTCCTATAATCTCGTTGCCCGTATCTAGTCTAAATGTACCAGCTGTGTTTGTTACCGTTGGATTCCAAGTATTAATATCTTCTTGATTTGAGAATCTTATAAACATTGGATCTTGTGTTGATGGATCTCCAATTGCAGTTTCCGTTCCCATTAAGAATAAATGTCTATCTCTATCTGATACAACGCTCATAATAGATGCTGTTGGAGCATTAGAAACTATTGTAGCTCTTGTTTGTAATGCTCCTGGTATAGATGGATCCCATGTATAAGTTGCTCCATTCTTAACTGTAGCAACTAATAACTGTCCATAATTATCAAGTGACCAGGAACCTGGTGCAAGAGTAACTCCAGCTATATTTGATTCTTCTCCCCAATCAACCCAGCTTGTTGCATTAGTCACTATCGCATTATCTAAATGAGATGCAGCTGTTGATCCGTTTGCTCCTCTAACACAACCTGTAAAATCTGTTGCAGTTTTTCCTGTGTAAGTAATTAGTTCTGTGTCAATATCTATTCTCCCAGTTGTTGGAAATGCTGCAGTTGAATCAACTGTAATTGTTGTGGCTGAATTATTTAATGCTCCATTTAATAAAGTTGTAAATGAAGTTGGAATTGTTCCACCCCAATATCCTGTACCATAACCAAATGCAGGAGTTTGAAACGTAGGCCCTATTTCAATATAAGGAGTTGTTGTTAAAGATCCACCTGCAGTAACACCAGTGCCTGTCTCATTAGAAGGCATTGTAACTGTAAAAGTTCCTGATGTTGGAATTGTTTTAACTTCAAAAGTATTGGTTGTAAAATCTGCTGATGTATAACTTGTTGTAGGTGCTCCTGGAGTTGTGACACTTGTAAAGATAATATAATCACCAACCTCTAAACCGTGTGATGTTTTATTAATTGTAACTGTTGCTGATCCAGTTGTTGATGTATAAGTACAAGATGTTAAAGCTGTTCCAAGCGGAGTAATATCAAAAAAAGAACCTTCATAGTAAATAACTAGTATTTTTGAAGTTCCTATTGCTGCATATTTTTTACCATTTAATGCAGTCCAAGTATGCTGGTCGCGCGCTGGTCCTGCTAAGGTGCTAGCAACGAGTTGCTGGAAGCCACCTATCTTCTGTGGTTCACCATAACGAAATCTAATATTATCACCATCAATCCATTGCCCTTCGGCTCCGGTTGCAGTTTGTTGTTTATTAAATCCTGGCTTAAATTGTATCTTCTGTAGTGGCATAACTTTACTTATATACGCCTTTTTGCTATTATACAACGCAGAATTTATGAAATTATTCTTTAGTGGAGGTCTTCCAAAAAGCGGTTCAAATATGATAAAAAATATTTTATCGCAAAATAACAAGATAGCTATATATCCCTATTCCCCATTTGTTGATGTTATAAATAATATTAAGTCTGATTTATTCGTAAAAGAAACTGTAAAAAATAGAAATGTAGAAACATTTGAAAAGTGTGTAAAAACTTTTCTGAATCAAGGACTGAGTGGTTGGGCACAAGGTTTAAATAAAAAAGCTTCAGTCTACATAGATGATAATAGAGACTGGTTAGGTAACTTAGAAAATTTAGAAAATATTTTTGAAGGTAAAATGATAGTCTTTATTAAAGACTTAAAATCTATTATTAATTCTTTAGAAAATATTTACATAAATAAAATAGATTATAATAAAACATTCTCTGATAATTTTTATCAATATCATCCTTATAATAAACAATTACAAAGAGTTATTAAATTTTTTGATGTAGATTTTTTAAAAATACCACTTACAGGTATCAATAGAATTAT